GGGAGCGCTCTGGCTTTGTGGAGTTGTGCGACGGGGACATGATCGACTTTATCCAGGTGGAGGAGGCGGCCGCCCGGGCGGCGGCGGACTACCGGCTGGACGCTCTGGGGATTGACCCCTATCTGAGCCGCACCCTGAGCCAGCGCCTGGCGGGGCGGGGGCTGAACGTCATTGAAATTCCCCAGACCATGCCGTCCCTGTCCCCGGCCATGAAGGAGCTGGAGCGGCTGATTCGCGCCCATGAGATGCTCCACGTCCACAACACCTGCGCACGGTGGTGCTTCGGCAACGTGCGCTGCGCCGTGGACGGAAACGAGAATATCAAGCCCATGAAGAACAAGAGCACCGGGCGAATTGACATCGCGGTGTCCTGGATCATCGCTATGGCGGTGGCTCTTTTCCGGCAGAACAGTATGAGCCTGGCTGACCGGATGGACCTGGAGGAGTGGAGTCTGTAGCGGTGTCCGAGTTGGATACCGGGGAAGGAGCGATGATGAAGATAGGACCCAAAAGAGGCCCCGGCCTGCCTACGCTGCTGCTGGTACTGGGGGCTATTGCCGTGGTTGCGGGCGTAGCCATGCTGTGCCTTCCTGCGGGGGTGATTGCTGGTGGTCTGCTGTCTATGTTGGGCGGCATAGTACTGATTCGGGGAGGTGCCGACGGCCATGAGCAATAGGTTGGAGCGGGGTGTACTGTCCCTGCTGGGCGGAGGCAGCCGCATCCGGGACGCCACCACCGTAACTACCCTCACCGCCGCTGGATACCCCGCCGGGGGTGTGGGCGAGACCGGCGAGCGGAACGCCATGAAGCTGTCCACGGTGAACCGCTGTGTGGAGGTGCTGTCCGACTCCATCGGCAAGCTGCCCATGTATGTGATCGACCGGAAAACCCGGGAGCGGGTGGACCACCCGCTGAATGTCCTCCTCTCCGTCCGGCCCAACGAGGCCCAGACCCCCACGGTGTGCAAGAAGCTGGTGGAGGGTAACCGCAACTGCGGCGGCAACGGCTACCTGTGGATCCTGCGCTCCCCCACCACCCTGCGTCCGGAGCAGTTGGTGCCCGTGCCCCATGAACTGGTCACACCCTGGTTGGACACCGGGGGGAAGCTGTGGTACTCCGTGATCCACCCGGTTACCGGAGAGCACATGACCGTCCACCGGGCGGACATGGTCCACACCATGGCCTACACCTACAACGGGTGGAAAGGTGTCAGCGTGCTCCAGCGGGCCAGCGAGGTCATCGGGGCGGGGCGGGCGGCCCAGCAGTACAGCCTGAGTTACTACCAGAACGGCGGTCAGCCCGCCGGCATCCTCACTGCCAAGACCGACATCAGCGGATACAAGGACGTCAAGCTGGCGGACGGCACCACCGAGCGGGTGCTGAAAAAGGAGCTGATCCGCCGGGAGTGGGAAAAGCGGCAGTCCGGCCCGGCCAATGCCCACCGGATCGCCGTACTGGACTACGACCTGGAGTATAAGCCCATCAGCATCAGCAACAAGGATGCCCAGTTTGTGGAGCAAAGCGAGCTGTCCGTTCAGGATATCGCCCGGTTCTTCGGTGTGCCGCTGTATAAACTCCAGGCCGGGAAGCAGTCCTACCAGTCCAACGAGCAGAACGCTATTGAGTATGTGGTAGCCACACTGCACCCCATCGTCAGTCAATATGAGGAGGAGTTGACCTGGAAGCTGCTTACCTCCTCGGAGATCGCCCGGGGGCTGGAGATCCGCATGAACATGATGGCGGAGCTGCGGGGCGACTTCAACAGCCGCAGTGCATGGTACCGGGTGATGCGGGAGACCGGCGTGTTCTCCGTCAACGATATCCTGGCCCTGGAGGACCTGCCCGACGTGGAGGGCGGCGACGAGCGGTATGCCAGCTTGAACTATGTGCCCCTGGCCCTGTGGCGGGAATTGAGCGTAAAACGAAACAGCGGGAGGAATGAAGATGAGGGTAACGCTTAACGGCTATGTGGTGGCCAGCGATGACCAGTGGCTCTACGACTGGTTCGACATCGCGGCCTTCTCCCCCGGAGTGGTGCGCCGGGCCCTGGCGGACAACCCGGAGGGAGAGGACCTGGAGCTGGAGATCAACAGTCCCGGAGGCTCCGTTTTCCCAGGCTTTGAGATGTATTCCCTGCTCCGGGAGGCCAAGTGCAATACGGTGGCCATCGTCCAGTCCCTGGCGGGCAGCGCGGCCTCCACCGTCATGGCCGGCTGCCGGGAGGTGCGTATGTCCCCGGTGGCCCAGGTGATGATCCATTTGCCCTCGTCCTGCACCGAGGGCAACCAGAACGACATGAAGCAGGAAGCCAAGGTGTTGGAGAGCATCACCCAGAGTATCCTGAATGGCTACGAAGCCAAGTGCGGCGGCAAGGCTACCCGGGACCGGCTGGACAGGCTGATCCGCGCCGAGACCTGGCTGACCGCCCAGGACGCGGTGGAGCTGGGCCTGGCGGACAGTATCCTGGGGCAGGAGGATGGCGCGCCGCTGTCCCAGAGCATTGTCAACGCCGCCGGGGCCGGCATCCGGGCGCTGGTCAACAGCGCGGGCCCGGTTCTGGACGTTCAGGGACTCAAAGCACGGTACGAGCAGTTGGTCCGGGCAGGGGCCGTCCCCGCTGAGGGGCATCCTGTGCCGGAAGCAAGAGGTCGGGAACCAGCCGGCGGGGAGCCGGAGAATATAGCCAATGACTGGCAGCGCAGAGCAAAGCTGGCCATTGAGCACAACAGATTTATGGAGGTATGAGAGTATGGACTGGAAGAAGAAGCTGATCGACCTGGCGGACCGGCGGGCTAAGGCCCTGGACACCGCCGACGCCGCCCTGTCGGCCAACGACCAGGCGGCCTACGATTCCGCCATGGAACAGGTGAACAACCTGAACGCTGAAATCAAAAAGGTACAGGACCTGCTGGCCGAGCAGCAGCGCCAGCTGGATCTTCAGCAGCCCGGCGCCGCCGAACAGCGGGACATGGCCGAAGAGCGGGCGGAGCGCCTGCGCCGGGGGGACGAGGTGACCTTTACCGCCCAGGAGGTGCGCCGGGCGGTGCGGAACGACACCACCCTTGCTACCGGCACCCTGGTGGAGCCCACCGGGGCGGGAAGCACCATCCGGGACCCCTTGGGCAACATGGCCAGCTCCATCGTGGATCAGGTATATGTCCAGGACCTGACCGGCCTGGGGGCCTACATGGAGCCCTATGTGATCTCTGAGCTGGACGCCAAGGAGGGCGCGGTGAAGGACAAGGCCGGGAAAGCCCGGGAGACCAGCACCGACCCCGTATTCGGTGTGGCGGTCATCAAGCCCTATGAGCTGACGGTGACCACCTTCGTGGACCGGAACATCGGCAACCTGACCCCCGCCAACTACTACGCCAAGATCCAGGGCATGGCCATGCGGGCGCTGCGGCGGAAGCTGGCCGAGAAGATCGTCAACGGCGACGGCCAGGCCTCCCCCGATATGTACGGCATCAAGAACGCCGTCAACAAAGAGGGCGGCAAGATCTTTGCCGGGGTGGATGTGTCCGGGGTGGATGAGACGCTGCTGGACACCCTGTATTTCTCCTACGGCAGCGACGCCGCCACCGGCCCCGCCGCCCGGCTGTTCCTCAACAAGGCCGACCTGGCCGCCATCGGCAAGCTGCGCAACAGCGACAAGCAGCGGGTGTTCAAGATCCGGCCCGACTCCGCCAACGCCAACACCGGCACCATCGAGGACGGCGGCGTGATCGTGCCCTACACCATCGTGCCCGATCTCACCGCCCTGTCCTCCGCCACCGCCGGCGCAGCCGCGATCCAGACCATGCTCTACGGCGACCCCATGAACTACGAGCTGGGCCTGTTCGGCGGCTACTCCATCCGGGTGGATGAGAGCGTGAAGGCGGTGGAGCGGATGGTGGCCATCCTGGGCGACGCCATGGTGGGCGGCAACCTCATCGTGGACAAGGGCTTCGTGGTAGCCAACCGGCCCAAGTCCGGCAGCTGATGGCAGCCCTCAAATGACCGAAGTTTCTCCCAAAGTGAGGTGAGTCCTATGGCGGTCCGGAGGACGAAAGCGGATGCTGAGCGGTTGGAAGCCTGCAAGCGTTATATGCGGGTGGACGGAGACGAGGAGAACGAGGTGATCCAGGCGTTGATGGCCGCCGCCGAGTTGTATCTAAGAGGGGCGGGGATCGCCCCGGAGGGCGCTCCTGCCGCCCTGTACAACGTGGCTCTGTGGGGCCTGACTCTCCACTACTACGACCACCGGGAGGCGGTAGGCAACGAGGCCGCTTTCCCCACCGGCCTGCGTCCGGTGATCACTCAGCTGAAGCTGACGGCGGTGTCCAACTTGGACACCGCCGGGGAGGGGATATCATGGACACTGTAATTGACGCCGGGAGGCTGGATCAACGGCTGGAGGTCCTGGAGCTGCGGGAGACCGCGCCAGGGATCTGGACTTGGGAAACTGCCCGGAAGACCTGGGCCCAGGTGGAACTGGACGCCAGCAGCCGCAAGAATCTGTTCTCCTCGGTGGGCATCGGGGCCAGGAATGCTTCCCTGGTACTCCGCCGGCAGGGGCTCACCCTCCACAACGCCTTGCGGTGGCGGGGGCAGCACCTGTTCCTTACGGCTATCATTGTCCGGAGCCGGGGTCACCTGGATGTGTCAGCGGCGCTGGTGAAGCTGGAGACGGTCCGCCTGGCCCCCGACGGAGACCAGGGCATGACCTTCCCCGGGGTGCTGACGGAGAAATACCTGGCCCACCAGCAGGAGTGGCCCATGTCGGTGAACGACCTGGAGCTGGTGCTGGTGGCCCCCAAGCCCATCCGGCTCCAGC